GGAAGCGTGGCTGCAAATGAGCAACATCCACATCGACCACATCCCGGAGCGCGTCGTTCCTGGCAGGCGCCTCGGACGCCATGTCGAGCACGATGAGCGCTCGCGTGCGTTCGGCGTCGTCGCCCATGCGAAGCCGATCCGCTCGGTGCAATGGGAACGACACGCTCCGATCTTCGATCAGGGCGATGTGGGTTCGTGCACGGGCAACGCGATCGCTGGCTGCTGCGTGACGGGGCCGCTTTTCAACGGCCGCGTGCTCACCGAGGACGATGCCGTCCAGATCTACGAGATGGCGACGCGTCTCGACCGGATCCCGGGGCACTTCCCGCCGGAGGACACCGGCAGCTCCGGAATCGCTGCGGCTCGCGCAGCGCAGAAGATGGGCCTCGTCGGCGTCTATCATCACGCGTTCGGGCTGACGCAGGCGCTTCAGGCGCTTCAGTCCGGCCCGGTCGCGATCGGTATCAACTGGTATGAGGGCTTCGACGATCCGAAGGGCGCGCACGCCGAGCTCGTCGTCACGGGGCAGGTGCGCGGCGGCCACGAGATGGTCCTAGACGGCCTGGACGTCGAAAACGGACTCGTGCACGGCTGCAACTCCTGGGGAGCATCCTGGGGCAACAATGGCCGCTTCGTCATGACGTGGGGAACGTTCAAGCGCCTCCTCGCTGAGGATGGCGATGTCGTCGTTCCGCGTGCTGCTGTTCGGGAGACATATCGCCTCGACGAGCTCGACGACGAACCGACGAATCCCGGGGACAAGTAAGCCCATGCGATACATCCTCGGTGTCGACGTCTCGTCGGTCCAGGGGACGATTCAGTGGTCGCGTCTCGCGTCCGTCGGTGTGCGGTTCGCGTGGGTGAAGTGCACTCAGGGCAACGACGGGGCCGACCCCCGCTACCGGCCAAACGTCGACGGGGCGCGCGCCGTAGGCATCTACGTCGGCGCCTACCATTTCGCCTACAACCTCCCCGCGCGGGTGCGCGGCGACGGCCGGACGCCTCAGGAGGAGGCGCGTCGATTCTTCTTCATCTCCGGCGGCGTGGGGCGTGCATTCGGCGAGCTACCTCCGGCCATCGACGCGGAGTGGCCGAATGTCGGCGAATGGGGCAAGTGGGGGTGCTCCGCGCAGCAGATCAGCGAATGGCAACGCGTGTTCGCCGAGGAGGTCGCGCAGCTCTGGGGACGTGCCCCGGTGCTCTACACCTATCCCTTCTGGTGGCGCGTCCTCGCCGCGAGCGCAGACGTCTCGTGGGCGGCGACCTACCCGCTCTGGATCGCGAACTACAAGGGCATCGACCAGGAGTTCCCGCCGGAGGAGGCGAAGCCCTACGTCCCGCCGCCATGGGACATGTGGACCTTTTGGCAGTGGTCGGCCGACAAGGGGCGTCGCCTCCCGGGCTGCCTCACCGACATCGACCGAAACGTCTTCGCGGGCACCATCGAAGACCTGCGCGAGCTCGCGAGCGTCTACGGAGCGCCGACGCAGCCGGAGCTTGTCTCTCGCCGTCCTCCGCGCATCGAGGACTTCGCGACGGTGCATCCAGACGTGCCGCTCGAGCGGCCGTCGGACGACGATGAGTAATTTCCGCACCCGGTGCGGATTGACCGCGCAAATACCGGTAATTCCAGGCCCGCCATGGACCGCAGAAGCGGCCTAAATGCTTCAATGCGAGCCAGGCATCCAGATCGTGCACGTAGACGATGCGCTCGCCTTCCGCCTCAAGCGTTGGCAACTGAGGGGCGATGTGCCGCTCGTACTCGCCCACCGTCACGCCCAGGCGCTCCTCCGACGTCAGCGCCGCGCGCTCTTGATCGCTCAGATCCCAATACGTTTGCATGTGTCCTACTTTCCTTTCCCGGTAGACGTCGCCCGTGGGGTGACCCGAACCAGCCTCGCGTCACCGACATCGACCATGGCCAGTTCGGCGAACGCCTTGTCGCTGGGCTCCCAGCGGTAAGCTCGACTCTGGCGAGTCGACGTCACCCAATCGTCGTCACCGTCGCCGTAGACGACGTACGCGCCGAGGCCGCGCCGTCGGCCCATGCGGAGTACGTAGTAGCCTTCGCTCATTCGTCCTTCTCCTTTGCGTGGGTCGGGCGCGGGATCATGGTCGCGGCACTCCGAAGAGCGACGACTGTCCAGCCCGCTGCGCCTGGAGCGTGCTGTTCTCGGACTCTGCCCGCAGACGGTCGCAGGCCACTCCGAAGTAATGTTCGTCGCGCTCGATGCCGACAAACTGCCGACCGAGACGCAGCGCGGCGACCCCGGTGGTTCCCGATCCCGCAAAGGCATCGAGGACGAGCTCCCCCGGGTCGGTGAAGTCACGGATCAGGTCCACCATCAGCGGCTCCGGCTTCTGCGTCGTGTGCTCACGAGGATTCTTGCCGCCGCGATTCAGGACGATCGCGTGGTCGTACGTCCCCTGCTTGCCACCGCCGTTCCATCGCTTTCGTCCCGGCTGGTGAGCCAACGTGATCGGCTCGAAGCCCTGGGCCGGACGGTCTCCGGTGAACTGCGGAGCCCCGTTCAGGCGCCTCCATTCAGCCGTCTTGACGTAGTCCAGTCCCGCCGCGGTCAGAGACAGGCGCCAGAGCCAGGAGGACTCAGCGTCAGAGAATACGAGGACCCACCGCTTCGCGAGCCTGGCCCACTCGCGCGCGCAGGCGCGGCGAAGGCGTGGTGCAAGGTGCTCGAAGCCAAGGTCCACGGACCGACGCACGCGGCAGCCAAAGTCTTCCTTGTCGGGGAGGGCGTTACGGCGCGAGCTCCGGACGCTGCCGTGTACCGTCGCCGAATACGGCGGATCGGTAATCACGTGGTCGACCGCCTCCAGGGTCGGCAGCACGTCGGTGCAGTCGCCCAGGTGCATCGTCCAGCCCTTGCCGCACTCGGTCGTCATTTCTCCGTCGCCTTGGCCGAGACCCGACGCGCGTGATGAACGTCGAGAGCGCGCAGGCCGTCTGCGGTGATCGTCGCCGTCCACCCCGCCGGCCCGCCGCGCAAATCCGCGTACCCCATCCGCGCGAGCTGACGCACCGTCCGGTACTGCACCGAGGCATGATGCGGAGCGATCCGGACGGGCCTCATGTCGCGCATAAGCCGCATCAGAGCCGCCTGGTCCTCGCGAAGATCACCGGCCGCCATGGGGCTCCTTCGCGGTGGAGTGACTTGAGCTAGGCGACGACATGCATCGCCGACGGTCGTGACCGACCCTGTAACAACGTCCGCAACGGACGTTCCTCCGAGGCCGGGAAGAGCGCGCGAGATACCGAGCTCGTCGAATGTCCGCGCATGGACCGCACTCGGTCACGCCTGGACGACTGGGGCACTGCCCGCACTGGACGCAAATGCCTGCGTCGATGCGGGTGCCGCGGAGCTCGTCCCACGTCACGGCCGCCTCCGCGCGAACCAGCAGACCGCACGAAAGCGAAACAGTTTCGTCGCCGCATGAATGCCAATACGGCACGGACCGCAGATGCCGCTCGCGACGCGGACGCGTCGACAGTTGGGGCAGCGGCTCACGGCTCCCCCAATGCGCCGCTCGCGAGCTCGCGCATATGGCGGCAGCAATCGCAGGCGGCCCCCTCAACGGGCGACGAGCAGAACGTCGTACGGATGACACGTAGGGCGGCCTCGAGGAGCGCGATGCGGTGGGCGGCGTCGTGCTCGAGCACGACGATCTTGCCCGACGCGCCGAGCCTCGATTCCGTTTCGCAGTCCCCCGCATGCCCGACCTCTCGGGCACACCGAAACGATCCCTGAGAGGTCGGGCAACGCATCGACTAGAACCTCCTCCCTCCCGTTCCGGTTGCCTTTTGCCCGGGTGCCGAGGGCGCCGAGGGCGCCGAGGGCGCCGGAGCGTTCGCGCCGTGCGGGAAGTCGGTCGGGTCGGGCTGCGCCGGCTTCCTCGCGCGCACCTTGAGGACCAATCCCTTCATCTTCTCGCCGAAGGACTCGGCGGCCTCGGCGCTCATCGCGTTCTGTACATTGAGGTAGCCGCCAAGACGATTGACCCACTGCACGCGCGGGCTAGTGCGCTTCTCGCCCTCGTACTCGTACTCTTCGAGCTCGACAGCGATCTCGACCTCGTTCTTGTCGAGGCCGTGAAGTCCGCCGTCGCTAAAGTCGGAGAGGTCTTCGCCCTCCCATCCGGCGATCTGCAGCGCCTCGATGGTGCGCTCGGCGCTCTTCTCGGCGAAGTAGGCCGTCCAGCGCACCTTGCCACCCTTGTTCTCTCCGTCCGTGATTTCGAAGTAGAGCTCGACGAACGGCGTGCCCTTCTTCGCGCTCGTACCGAGCACCACTTCGCCGCTCGCGCGCGCCTTGTACTTCCCTTCAGTGATCATCTTCATGTCTCCTTTCACGCTGTCTTCTGGATGCCGTCGGCATCGACGATTGCTTGCCCGAGCGCCTTCCATGAGAGCGGAAGGCGTGCGGGAAGTTGGAACCGCGTTTTTGCGAGGTACGCGGGGTGCGGCGACGTGCGGATGATGCGCTTGCCCGACGACTGCGCCTTCACGCGTCCGCTCGTGTCTTCGGTCGCGACGTCCTCGCAGCAGTAGCCGACGATGTCGCTCCACTCGACGATGAGCCCCGAGGCCTTCTCGTTGAGCTTCACGGTGAACTGCTCGTAGTCGTCGCCGATCGGGTTTTTGAAGAGCTTCCGAACGGTGTGCGCGATGAGGACGATGTGCTTGTCGAGCGCGCGGAGCTTCGACAACTTCGCGAGGAACACACGCCACTGATCGAGAGCTGCGGTGTAGCCCTTGCCGTAGCCGAAGTCCTCGATGCCTTTGATCTTGGCGCTGTTCGCCTGACGGACGACGAAGTCCCAGCAGAGCGGCTCGAGCCAGTCGAGCGAGTCGACGGCGACCGTCTCGTTCTTCAGCGTCGCGACGTAGTCGAGCGCCGCGAGGACGTCTTCCCACTTCGACGGGTACGGCTCGACGGCCTCGGCGTCGATGTTCTCGAGGCCGTCCTCGGCAGCGATGAAGATGGGCGAAGGGGCCGACGCCGCGAGCGTCGATTTTCCAATTCCTTCCCCGCCGTGGATCACCAACCGAATGGGCGCCTGACGGCGAGTGCTAGCGACTTTGAAACTCATGACTCTTCTCCTCCTGCCTGGTCGATCAGCTTCGAGAGGCGCTCGACGACGTGGTTCCTCACGAGCCCACCCGTCATCGCCTCCTCGATCGTGTTGTCGCTGGATCCGAACTCCCGAGCGACGCGATAGACGCCGATCTCGGCCACGATCGAGCGCAGCTTCGCTCGCCTCGCGTCGTCGAGTCTCGTCATGCTCCCGTAGCAACGGCGCGGCGTCGCCTTCCGGCTCATACTTCTGCGAGCTCCTCGTGCGGCGTCGTCGCCGTACGGAAGCGGTTCTCGTCGTCGATCGAGGCCATGCCGGAGCAGACATCGAAGAACTCGCAGAAGGATCCGAAGCGCTCGCACGCGTTCGGCGAGCGCGGGAAACGCTGCGCATTCTCGGCCTCGCGGATGAACCATGCCGTCTGCCACACGTCGGCCGCGTGCTCGCGCTCGTCGTGCTCGAGACGGACGAGCGGGCCACGCGCGAAGTACTTCTCAGGCTTCTCGGCAATGTCCTCGATGATGCGCGCGTAATACTCGTCTGGCGTCTCGTCTTGCTCGCGCTGGCGAACGTCGAGGATGCCCTTCTTCGTGTAGCGGCGGCTCTCTACCGGGGTCGCCCTCAGTGGCTTCAGCGCCGGCTTTCGCACCACGTCGTAGACGCACGACTCGACCTCGAAGCCCGCGGCTCGCGCACCGGAGAGGTACGTCGACACTTGCGGGTCGGTCGCTGAGACGCGGCGCCAGTAGTCGGAGCCGGCGCCGATGTCCTTCGAGGTCGTCTTGTGTTCGACGACGACCGCGCGACCTTCTTTGCGCGCGATGACGTCGACCTTGCCGCCGATGCGGTAGGTGCGTGACTCGCGCCCGCTCTCCGGGTTGACGAGCGGAACGTTGAACTCGCGCTCGACGGCGATCGTGTCGTATCCCTCGTCACCCCAGCGCGCGGTGTAGCCGGCAAGCAGCGCCGATGCCTTCACGAGCTCGTAGGGGTCGGCGTCCTCCTCGCGCTCGGAGGAGCGCGTCGCGATGGCGGTGAGCGCCGCCTCGAGCTTCGAGGCTGGGTCGCCCGGCGTCGACCACCAGGCATTGAGACCATGGTGAAAGAAGGTGCCGAAACGGAGCGCTTCGGACGTGCGCCGCGGGCGACGCAGCATAACGTAGCGGTATTGGTACTCGCGTGCGCAACGACGGAAGCACGCGATCGCGGAGTTACTGAGAACGGCGAGGTGAACCTTGCCGTCGGGTAACGAGACGGCGGCGCTCACGCAACCTCCTGGGCCCAGGGCGGTAGTGCGCCCTTCGGCACGGTGAAGATGTAGCGGTTACCCTCGCGGTAGCCGACGCAGCGGAGCTTGCAGTTCCACGCGCGCTCCCGAACCGTCGCCAGATGGCCGGCCTCCTCGGAAGTGTCTGCGCGGATGATGGTGTCTTCGCCGTCGAGGTCCGAACCGGGCTTGTGGATGATGTAGACGAAGCGTGTACCGCCAGCAGGTTGCGTCATGACTGCCCTCCGAATTCGTCCTATTATGCTGACAACCGTCAGGCTGTCAATCGTCAGCATCGCGAATATCGGAAAGCGACGGCAATCCGCGGCGGTGCGGTTGCGTTTTGTCAGTTCAGCGCTGGTTCACTGCGCGCTTGTGCGTCGATTCTGTGGTGGCAGCGGGGCGCGGCCGACGTCAAGCGTTTGCGTCGCGCGGGCTCCGCTTACGATGCGGTTGATATGCCCGCGCGACATCCCAAGGTCGCGCCCGATGCTTTCGAGTGTTCGTCCCTCGATGTCCGCTGCGAACAAGATGCGCTCGCCAAGAGCTGTACCGGCACGCACCCCCGAGGGCCTCATACTGTCAAAAGATAGCACCTCGCGATCGTCAGCTCGACGTTGGCACTTGACAGGCTGACGGTTGTCAGTACATGCTTCGGACATGGGTGGCGAACATCTCCGACAACACTTGGGGTCGAGCGCATCGGCGGCATTGCCGATGCTTTGGGCGGAAATCAGGCGGCGAAGCCTCTCGCATGCCGCGTTTTCGCGCGAGCTCGGCGAGGACGGCGGCAAGATGGCGAAGATCCTGTATGGCGATCGCAAGCCCGGCCGGTCGCTTTCGCTGAAGCTCAGAAACCAATTCGGAACCCCCATCGAGGCGTGGGACGAGCCGATTCGCGGCAACTGGCTTCCTCATGGCCCGGACGACTCTGGCGCCAACCAGAGGGTTGGGTGACGCGTGGCGGGCTGGGTTTACGGACTCTACGAGTCCGACACGGGTGAGCTGAAGTACATCGGTTCGACCGAGCGAGATCCTCAGCACCGGCTTCGTGGGCACATCGAGTATCCGACGCCGCGCATTAGGGAGTGGGCCGACATGTTGGCCCGTCGTGGCGCTCGTCTGGTGATGATCGTCCTGCGCGCCGTTGCCGATGACGTGATGGCCTGCATTGCAGAGGGCGAAGAGCTCGAAAAGCGCGCAGGTCTGACTCGTCTGCTGAATCAGCGTCAGCCTCGCTACTACTCCGGGTCGCGACAAGTCTGCGCGGCGCTCCGTCGCTGGCGACACGCGTCGCTCGACACCGATTGACGTGTCCCCCATGTCGCTAACGGGTGACACGCGCAAAGGCGTGTCGCCAGGGCACATGCGTGGAATTTACATGGCTTTCAGGGTGAACGGATGATCAACTCAGGTCGCTATAACGCTGGACATACGCGACGTGGACGGGCGCTGCATCGCGAAGGGCCGCCGGCTTCCGCGGCGTACTTGCGTGGGGCAGTCGGCGGCTCGGTGCGACGCGCTGACAGCCATCCCACGGTGCGCCCGAACGACTGCACGGATCGAAAGGACAGCTTGAACATGCCGCAGACGAACATCATCAACAAACGCCTCGCGAAGCTCGACAAGCTGACGCTTCACCGCGGGCAGCATGACTCCTTCGAGAAGGGGCACTGCGCTCTCGAGGTGGTCGCGTGGCTCGCGGGTGAGAAGCACACGGACCATCCGCAATGCACTTGTCCTGTCATCGCGGGTTTCGTCCGCAGCTGGAACGACGGTCTCCCGAGCGACGCGGAGCGGTCACGTCTGCTTCGTCCGCTGCTCCCGTTCATGCTCAACACGCGCGGCGGCGATCTGCTCCTGCTCCGTCGCTCGTTCATGGCGCTCGATTGGGAGATCCGCGTACGCGCGCCCGCATGGCTGCGGCTCGCCGGTGCCGTCGACGAGGCGAAGGCTCTCGAGGGGCTGCCGGAGATCACGAACCAGCCGACGCTCGACGCCGCGCGCGCGGCCAGCAAGGAAGCTGAGAGGAAGGCGAGCGCGGCGGAGAGCGCGGCGGAGAGCGCGGCGACGAGCGCGGCGTGGAGCGCGGCGAGGATCGCGGCGAGG